TAAATTTTACATCTAACTTGTTATTAGTTGCTCCTTCAAACGTTGAAATTACTGTTCCATCATTTGCCCCAGACTTAACATGCATAAATGCAGTTGGCGTTACCTGATTGATACCAACTTTACCAGCAGAAGTTATACGAACTCTCTCTGAATTATTAGTGCCTAGTGTCAATACATTATTTGATGGTGAATATATGCTAGCACCAGTACCTACATTAAGACCAAGGGTTCCTCCGCTACCTACTGCAATTCCCTTTGGAAACTGAGGAGCTCCAGTATCATAATGATTGACTATATCATTGACTTGAATCTTAGACATCTCAATTCTTTTTAGTTATTTAGGGGTATTATGTAGATACGTAAGTCACTGCAAAAGATATTTCATCGCTTGCAGCAAATTGGACTCCTCCTGCATGATGTATATTTTCTACTCTAAGCGTAGTGGAACCCTCTTCAACAATATAAGGTATGTTTTTATAATAATTACCACTTCCAGCACTGATATCCAACCAGAAAAGTCCCCCTCCAGCTCTACCTAGTTGAGTGGTTGATGTTACTGTAAATGGCAAACCTACTGCCATATTACCAACAGGTGAACTTACACTTGCAATTCTAAGTTGTCCATTAATAGTAACAAGGCGACCAATTTTTATATAAGATAGTGTGTTAAAAGATGTATTTAAAGTAGCAGAACCGGAAGACTGAAAAGAAATTGATGGATTATATGTTCCTTCTTCATACTCATCAAGCAACTCATTAGTCATTCCAGTGGCATGACCAGTAGCAGAGAAGTCAATACCATGACCATTTGCAACTACAAGGTCACCATTAGTAATATTGACATTACCACCAGATTTAATGACAAGTTTTTCACCACCATTATTATAAAAAAGTGTATCTTCGTTCTCTTGGTTTTCAATATAAAATTTACGACTAGATGATGCAGTAAGTCTTACACCACTAGTACTAGCACTTCCAATAGCACCAGTAGTCAATTGTAATGTAAATGAACCTGCTGATGGTTCATGCATTTGTACGGTATAAGTGCCTCCTGAAGTGTTGATGCCTATATCGCCATTATCATGTATACGAAGTTTCTCACTAATATCTGTTTCACTAGTGCCATTGTTTGTCCAAAAAGTTAACGCTCCATTCCAATTACCACCTTCTCTAATACCTGCTACTTGTGATGTTATCCAAGTAGGATAATTATCATTAAATTGTCCAAAAGAGATAGATGGACCTGCATCCTGTGAATTACCATACGAATAAGACCCATTTGTGGTCAATTTCAATGCTTTAGTAACAGCACCATTTGCATGAGTTACAGCAGTAGTCGTCACACCAGAAAGCACTGGACCAGAAGTGCCAGTCCTATTAGTAATAGTGCTTACATTAATCTTAGACATTTCTACTTCTTTTTAGGTATTTATCAAAGGTCGCCCAGTTGATATAGGTCAGTGACAAGGGTCTTACCCAGACCAACTGTCATACCTACACCAGTAGCAACAATGATAGTGGGTTCTTGAACTACAACATATGAATTATTAGCGCCAGCACTATTAGCATCAAGTACGATGTCCTCAGTGACTTTTGTAGCAGCATCAATATAACTGAATGGACTCTTTACACCACTTCTATATTTAATAGCAGTACCAACACCAGCACCACCTTCAATCTTTACATCAACAGTGCCACCATTGACAGAGAAAGTATTACCAGTACCAATAAAGTTGATGTTGGTGATACCCTGACCAACCTGAACACCTTCTGATGCAATACCAACAGCAGAGATGAAAGTAGTACTGATACCACTGATTGTGGTAACACCCAGAACTTCAAGGTCTTCAACAACATTCAGACTACCAGTGACTGCTACATCACCACCAACTGTAAAGTTGCCAAGTGCTTCTCTAATGTTACCAATATTGAATGCCTTGTATGCCATTGTCTCAATGACATCACCAGTAATACAAGGTACAACTAATGAGAACTTACTTCCATCAGTTGCATTATAGTCAATACCTGTGACTAACTTTGTACCATTAAGATATACCTCAAAGTATCCTGGTTGATACTTTGCAGCAAAGTCAAAAACTGTTTGTGGGGCAGTAGGTTGGTATACCTGGCGAGCAACGATTACTGTTGAATCACTAGGTGAACGCCCAAGATAACCATTATTGCCTAGCATATCAAGCTACTCCTTCTAAAATGCTAAGACTAGCGTCTACAGCTTGATTTGCATCACAGTAAATTCTAATCTGCTCATTAGGTCTTAAGATTGTTTTACCAGCATCACTGATAACAAATGATGAACCAGTGGGAACAGGAATATCATTAGCAATATTTGCAAAAGTATTACCAACACCAATCTCAACAAAAAGATTAATACTATTGTCTGTTAGGTTGGCAAATGTGCCTCCCACAAGAATAGACTTAGTAGTTGCAGTATATGCAGTTGTGGGACCAAGAAATTCTACTCTTTGTCCAGTAGCAGCAGCAGTGTTTGTTGATGTCTTATCACATCTTACTTGACTAGCATCAATATAAGCAACTTTTGCACCACCCCTAAAATGTTGGGTGTTTACCATATCCCCAACCTGAATCAATCCAGTTGAAATACCTGAGATAATTGTAACACCAGCACCAATACTGCCAGAAGTGCTGCTCGTTATAATACCAGCTGCTGATGTCAATGAATTGTTAAATGACTCTGCCATCGTATCAATACTTTTTAGTTATTTATCAAAGTCCACCAAGAGCAATAACCATTGCTAAGGTTGGAACTGTATTCTCATTAATAGTAAGGTTGCCTTCTACATTTGTATCACCTGTCACTTCAAGAGCAAAATTTGGATTTAAAGTGTCAGTACCAATACCAACACTCTCAGTTGCTACAAGATTCTTAGATGTAATGATGCCAGCAAACTGTGCATCACCAGTATTTTCAAGTGTAACACCAATTGCAACATTAGGTGTAGTACCACCAATATTAACACCACCACCTAGTGTAGATACGCCAATTACAGTTAATTGGTCTGCAGTAATAATATCAGTTTTGGCAAGTCCAGTAATTGTTACTCTGCCTGTTGCACTTGATACTGAAATGTTTTCACCTGCAACCAGTGAGGTTACAATTCCTGAAATATCAGAACCATTACCAAAATAATTAAGGGCAGTTACAACACCAGTAAATATTGCACCACCTTGTTTTGTAAGAGTTGCAGCAATTCCAGCACTGCTGCCAGGGTCACCAATATGAATGCCTTCTCTTGCTGTAATCAGACCAACAGCATCAATATTAGATACATCTGAATAAGACAGAGTACCACCAACTGTTAAGTTACCAGTTATTGTTGCAGCAAGTGCAACTAAATTAGTAACATCAATTGTATTTGCATCAAGATTAGCAACACTAGTGACACCAATTAGATTAGTGTTTCTAAATGTGCCATTATCAACAAATCCAGTATCTAAGAGTGTTACATTGTTGAGAGTACTGACCCCAGAAACTGTAAGAGTATCAGCTAATATATTATTAGTAGCAGCAATTGAAGTAAGTGTTACTGCCCCTTTAGCAAATCCACCCAATACTTCAGTTGAAGTAAATGTAAGTCCTGCTCCAATACTAATACTAGTGACAATACCAGTGATATTATCACCAGTACCAAAGTAATCAGCACCTGTAATTGTGCTTGCAGTAGATACACCATTAATTACAAGTGTATCAACTATAATATTATCTGATACAGTAATTGTACCAATACCAATCTCACCAGATGTTACAACACCAATTACATTTATATTATTTCCTCTAATGTCAAGGGCAGAAAAACTTCCTGCCATCCCAACAACAGATCCCTCATCAAACAGTGTAATACCTTCAATAGCACCAACTGGTGCTACTGGCAACCATTGTGGGGGTTGTCCTGGTCCTCTGGAATATAAACCTTGTCCTGTTGAACCATTCTCAAAGAATGTAGTAACACCAGCTTGTTCTTGATATAATAACCTACCTGCTGCTCCACCAAATATATTACTTGCAGAACCTGCACTTGTAATTCCAGTCAGTCCTAGACCAGAACCATAGTATTCATTAGCGGTGACAATACCAACACTTATCTTCTTTCTATTGGCAACATCTACAACATCACCTGGCACTGTCGTGCCAATGCCAATACTATTGGAAATATATGCTGAACCCTCAACATGCAGCTCTTGCTGTGCTGTAGAAGTATTAACTCCAAGACGACCAGTTACTTCTAGTGTGGTTTTACCATCACTAAATGAAGCTATACCTACTTTAAGGTTCTTGAAATCTTTACTAGCGTACCTTGTCATTTTTATTACTGATTAAGTGTCTCTAGGATAGATGAGATAAATTTCACATCAGTATTGCTACTGGATTTTATAACAACAGAATCACCAGTTTCTAGAACAAGTTTACCTGCCAAGAGATTGGCAGCATCATTTGCAGGAACTGGAAATCCTAACAAGAGTTCAGTGGTAACAGCAATACCTGCTGTGTTCCTTACATGAGAGAAAGTAACAGTATTAGTGTCACTACCAATATTAGTTGCTTGTGCTAAAAGGACAATAGCACTATATCCAGTTGGTGCTGTGTAAATACCAACTGACTCAGAGTTTGCTGTGACAATGCCAGTGATTGTCTGATAATTGTTAAGGGCTAGTGCCATTTTATGAATCTCCTCCTAATGCGAGAATGTAAGGTGTAATGTTGGCAAAAAGACTTCTATTGTAAGCATCACCAGTAATTGAACCTTCAAGTTGGTTGATGATGACACCTTCACCAATTTTGAAGTTACCTGCCTGGTCAGTTGAAGTAAAGATAACCAGACCTCCATTCTTATTCACAATTTCATTTTCTGGGATTGCAACACCACCACGAGCAGGGAGAGCATCAGGGAATGTATTACCAGAACCAATATATTCAAATGCTTGACTGGATGCTAATACTCTACTCTGCTTAAAGAATGGAACTGTATTTCCAACACCAAGTGCATAAGGTACATTATCAGTAAATGTGACAGTAGATATACCCTGTGAAATAGGGGTTGAGCTACTAACCACATAGTATGTAGGTAAGATATCAGGTGTGCCTGTGGCAGCACCAGCAATGGTCACAGTGGGTGTTCCAGTGTAACCTCTACCATTAGAAATCATCTGAACACCAGTCACTATACCATTAGTAATAAGTGCTGTTCCTGTTGCTTTAATACCCCAAGATTCAGATGGGTCAGAGAATGTAATTTTTGGTGATTGTGTATATCCACTACCACCATTGGTGATTATGACACCTTTGATAGTGTTATAAATGCTATCAAAGTAAACAACCTGACCATCATAAGGTCTGATTACATAGTTGTTAGTGTTTCCACCACTATCATAACCATGAATGATTGTAGAAACACCTACATATGTGGTAAATTCGTTACTACCACTAGAAATACTGTTAGCAACAGCACTTACGAAATTATGTAATGATGTGTCTGACGAAGCACCTACATCTACAGTAAATGTAGTAGAGTTGGTGACAGTAACTGTCAAGAACTTATTAGAAGCAGGGTCTGTAGTTCTTGGATATGTGTGATTAGTAGCATTAGCGTCAGTGGCACAGGTAAATGTCAGTGAGTTGTCTGCAATTACAACCTGATCACCAGTGGATAATCCGTTTGCACTTGTAGTAACAATTGTTAGAATGCCAGTTGAAGGATTGTAATCTGTACCAGTTGTGGCGGTATATGTTGTAATTGGTACATTATTGACTGTGAATATTCTACCAAAGTTATCAGGGAAGGTTGCTAAGTTAGCAGGACCAACATTGATAGTAATAGTATCACTAGTTACTGCATCAACACCTAAAATTCTGCAAGATGCAGGGTCAGTGTATGCAGGATAAGACTTAACAACTGTGTTGCCATCTTTGGTGCAAGTCAAACTTACAGAATTGTCTGTAAGAGTAATCAAACTTTCTGCTTTCTTGACACCACCAGCAGTAGCAGAAACCCAAGTATGTGCATAATTGCCAGTAGTTGTAGCACCAATAAAGACAGTGAATGTGGTAGCATTAGTTACAGTAACTTGCTTCCACTTATTGAATACTGGGTCAGTTGTTCTAGGATATGTAATCTGAGCATTGTTGCCATCAGATGTGCAAGTGAATGTGAGTGATTGCTTGTCAAACTTAACAAGATCACCAGTTGTCATGCCATGAGCACCTGTGGTTACAACAGTCAGAAGACCAGTTGTAGGTTCATAAGTTGTTCCAGAACCAGCAGTAAGTGCAGTTGCAGCAGTCAATCCATGTGCTGTATTGACATCTAAGACAAGAGAACCAGTTGGTCCATCATAAGTTGTTCCAACAACAGCAGTGTATGATGCAGCCTTTGTTCTTGCTACAATAGCATCAGTAACACCACTTACAAAGGCATGTGTTCCACCAGAAGGTGACTTACCAATGTTCAGTGTAATTGTTGCAGTATCTATTGCTTCAACACCAAAGATTTTTCCTGATGCTGGATCAGTTGAACGAGGATATGAATGATTAGTTGCATCACTATCCTGAGCACAGGTGAATGTAACACCACCATCTGCAATACTAATGAGACTGTTTGCTCTCAGAATACCACTAGCAACAGCACTTACCCAAGTGTGAAGGGAAGTATCAGATGACTTACCAATGTTCATGGTAAATGTAGTGGTATTTGTTACTACAACTTGCTTCCACTTATTGTTTACAGGGTCAGTTGCTCTTGGATAGTCATGATTAGTTGCATTTCCATCCTTAGCACAAGTAAATCTCAATGAACCCTCAACAATCTTGACATAATCACCAGTGGTCATACCATGAACACCAGTTGTGACAACAGTTAAGATACCAGTTGATGGATTATATGCAGTTCCTGTGGTAGCAGTAAATTCACTATCTGCTGTTTGACCATGACCTGAACCAATGTTCAGAACCAAAAGACCAGTTGCAGGGTCATATGTTGTGCCTGTTGTAGCACTAAATCTATTTGATACCCCAGTGTTTGTAATGGCATCAGTAACACCACTTGAGAATGTATGTGGATATGGGGGACAAGTGAAACCAAGACCAGCAAGGTTAACACTCATTCCCTTAGTATAACCATGTGCCTTCTGAGTGGTTACTGTAGTGAGACCAGTTGATGCATCATATAATGCATTCTGAACAGAAACTGTTTCTGCACTTATATTAATTGGGAATGTGTTTTGATTGGCAGATTGGAACTCATCAATGGTTCCAATGAAATTAGTGGGTCCAATACCATCAGCAACCAGACCCAATCTACCAAATGATGAATTGGAGTTAGTCAGGTCACATTGACCACCAGAAGTACAAACAATACTCTGGTCATTATAGATGGTGAAGATAGAAACTAACTGAGCATAACCTTCATTTGAGATTGAAACACCAATACCACCCTGATTAAGTTGAGTATAGGAGTCAACATTCATTGCTCTGGTGTCACCAACTACATTAGCACCATCAATCTTCATACCAATACTGTTGGAGATGAAGTTTGTGCAGTTTCTAATATATGGACCTTGTGTTACATAAGATGGTTTGTTAGGATTGAATGCAATAATTGCTTTACCTTCATTCAATGCCCCATTGAAGGACATATTCTCAACATAACTACCATTAGCAACATAGATGAGGTCTTGGTCAGGATTTTGTGGAACAATAGATACTTCTCTCAAACTATCACCAAGAAGAGTGACCTGTTCAGGCAGAATGATTGGGTTGTTCTCTAGATATGCACCAGCAGAAATCTTAACAACTGTTGAAGCTTCAGCAATTGTAAGTGCAGCACCAACAGTTCTCTTAGCAGTTGATACCAGATAACCATCATTATTATCATTTCCATCAGGTGTGACAAACACTATGTTGGTGACAGATACCAGACCAACAACACCAGTCAGGTTTGAACCATCACCATAGAATGAGGTAGCACTGACAACACCAGTGTTGCCATACATTGTGATCATTGTTCCCACAGAAGCAATGCCACTTACATAAAGTGAATCACTAATTGTGGTAAATCCACCAAGTGTTGTAATACCAGTTATATTAAGACTGCCAATACCAGCATTACCAGTTGTGATTGTATTGGAGAATGTTGAGATTCCAGTAACATTGAGACTACCAATGCCAGCATTGCCTGTTACATTGATGTCAGAGAATGTGGAGATGCCAGTAACATTGAGACTACCAATACCAGCATTACCAGCAACAGTGATGTCAGAGAAGTTAGCACTTCCACCTTCTCCACCACTTACATCAATACCTGCTGCTGTAATGATACCAGCAAATACTGCACCACCATATGAATTGACTGTAGCACCAATACTTAAGGATGAATCACCAACATTTAGTGTAGCAGTTGTGGTGAAACCAGAAACAATTACTTCATCTAATGAAAGACTGGTGGCAGATGCTACTCCAAGAGTTGTAACACCAGTGACATTTAGACTTCCAATACCAGCATTGCCTGTGACAGTGATGTTAGAGAATGTAGAGATTCCTGTTACATTCAGACTACCAATTCCAGCATTACCTGTAATACTCAGGTCTTGACTAATCTGTACATCACTTGAGAATGTAGATACTCCAGTAACTTCAAGGAAACCAGCACTTGCAGTTCCAGTTACACCCAGTGTCTCTAAGGTTGAGATACCAGTAACATTCAGACTACCAATACCAGCATTACCTGTAACAATGGCATTGGATAGAGTAGAGATGCCTGAGACATTCAGACTACCAATACCAGCATTACCTGTTACTGATGCATCACCAGTGACATCCAGTTCACTTATTGTTGTGAGACCAGTTAGTACAGCAGAATTGATGCCAATGTTACCACTTACATCAAGTGACCCTGTAAATGTGGCAACACCAGAAACAATCAAGTCATTGATTGTAGTAATACCAGCAACCTGCAGGTTCTCAGTGGTGGTTACACCAGTAACACCCAGATGACTGAGAGTAGTGATACCAGATACATTCAGACTTGCAATACCTACATTGTCACTGAATGTAGATACACCAGATACATTGACAGTGGTTGATTGAATGTTTGCAATGGTTGCAATGCCAGTTACATTGGCATAAGGACCATCAATTACATCAAACTCAAATCTTTGAGCAGTTGTGATACCAGTGAAGTTTGTATTGCTGAAATCACCATTATATACTGTTTTACCAGCACCAATGACTACATCATTCAGGAATGTAGTGATGCCAGAAACTGTAAGTCTATTGAGTGTGGAAATTCCAGTAACTCTAAGATTAGCAGTAGATGTAACACCAGTTACATCAAGAGTTCTAGCAGTGGCAATACCAGTCAGATTAATGTCAGTAAATTCATTCTGAGTTGAATTTAATCTGGTGATTGTAGCAACACCAGTTACATTAGCAAATGGTGTAGTCAGAACACCATTAACACCAAGAGTTTCTAGTGTAGAAATGCCTGAGACATTCAGACTTCCAAGACTTGCATTACTAGTAACAGTAAGGTCATTGGCAATAGTGACATTGGTTGTAAAACCAACTGTAATTGTTTGACCAGAAACATTAGTATATACTTGGTTTGCACCACCAATAATATTAAATACTTGACTGTCAAGGTCAATAGAACCTGAACCATTATCACCAGCATAATCAAGGTCTTGTGCTGTTACCAGGTCATCAACATACTTCTTGATTGACTGCTGAGTAGCAAGAGCATCTGCTCTATCAGATGCAAGGTTGTCCTCATCAAGAATAGTTGTAATACCTACAAGAGTATTGCCTCTAGGTCCAACTTCCAGTTGGTTAATAGTAGCAATACCAGTAACTTCTAAGTTACTTGTGGTGGTAAGACCAGATACATTAATATCAACTGTTTGAAGTGGTCCAAAGAATGTTGCAATACCACTTCCATTTTCACCTACTGAAAGATGAGTGACTGATGCAATGCCACCAGTTACATTGGTTGAAACACCAGCAAACTTGGCAAAAGATACACTTAAACCTACTCTTGCATCTAACCATTCTGGTGTCCCAGAACCCTTGGCCATCAGGATTCTGCCAGTTAAACCAGTTGGCACAAATGCTGTTTGGTCAATACCAGACTGATAGACTAGTCTACCACCAGAACCACCATAAAGGTCTGTAGAAATACCTGCACTGTCAGCATAAGCAACATTAATTGCTGCCAGACTTGACCAAGTGGGTGAACCAGTGCCACCAGATAGTAAAATTTCTCCTGTATTGCCAGTTGCAGAGTATCCTGTCTCCCCAGGATTAATCTGATAAGGTATTCTGCCCTGATCACCACCAATTAAGTTTGTTGCACCAGCAGCAACATTTGCAAATCCTGATTCTACAACATCAATAGCTCTAATTGTAATAGAACCTTTACCAGCATTTGCACCAGTATTTGGTAGAACTTGAATACCTCTTGTACCACTAGCAGTGGTAACAATACCAGAAAGACCAGAACCATCTCCAAAATAGGTGGCACTGCTTCCAGTAACTAAACCAACTGTTGTAACACCAGTTACAGTTAGATTATTTAATGTTGATTGTTGTTGGATTGTTAGGTCTCTGGCAGTAAATGCAGCACTAACTTGTATGCTGTTTGTGACTGCAATCCCTGCTACAATTAAGTCACCAGTAATGGTAAAATCACCATGAACTGTTGATGGACCTACGATTACAGGACCAGTATTATTAAACCTATTGGCTACTCTGTCGGCCCTAAGTAATGACATTCTCTACACTGATTAGTCCGTTAGTTTTATTTATAATGTCACTTGATGCTTGATAAATAATTTCAAAGGAAAAGATATTTAATATGGCCAAATCTGATAAGTGGTGCCCATTAATTCAGAAAGATTGTAAAGAACATAAGTGCTCTTGGTATACTCACATTCAAGGAGTAAACCCACAAACTGGTGAGAATATGGACAAATGGGGTTGTGCAGTTGAATGGGTTCCAATGCTGCTAGTAGAAAATTCATCCAAGCAACTTTCAACTGCTGCTGCTATTGAATCATTTAGAAATGAAGTTGTCACTGCAAATCATCAAAATCAACAATTATATGTACATGCCTTAGAGCAGGGGGTTGATGTTGCAAAAGTAACACCAATAAACCCTCCAATGATTGGACCACGAATTAACCTGCATCCTTAGTACAAAGAATCATAGCAATATATTTAATATCAAAGTTCATATTAGCTGATGACTCTCCTCTAGAATTAGTAGTAAAACTATGCGTATGATTTGAGTTGTTGCCACCAACCTGAATCTTATGATTATGCTGTGAATCTGCATTAGAAAGACTAATGCCTGTGCTGTCTCTCGAAGTTGTTAACTTCTTGTCGAACGCTTCTACATCACCCTCTCCTGATCTTGATTCTCTTTCAACTCTAGCAGCATTAACATTATGGGCGTGTCCAGGATCTTGAACGCTGTGCCTGTGATTTCCTCCGCCATCCTTTGTGCCTGCATCATGGACATGGTTTGCACTTTGATCTCCAGTCTTACCATTATGTTCATGTTCTTTCAGGGGAACACTTCGCTGTGCAAATGTAGTAGTAAATGCCAATGAACCACCAGTTACACCACCGGTTTTCTGGTTAACAACTCTAACAGTAGCATTACCAAATGCTCCACCTGTTTGTTGTGTCCAACCAACTGGTGCTGATGATTGATAGAACAGCATAGTTGTCCCTGTTGGGAAACTATTAACAGCAAGATCAAAGATTTTTTTGATGACTCTAGCAGAATATGTCTCACCTACTCCTTTAGAACTGTCTGGTGGGTAATTGTTGTTAAGAAAGGTAATACCTTGTCTTGTGTCTGATGCCTTATTCAATCTAGCATTATCAACAGTGCCAGAAGTTAGGTTGGTGGCATTTGCAGCATGAATCTTAAGGTCACCTACTGCTTTTTCAGATGCAGCAACTGTTGCATTTGTCCCATTAATCGAAGGACTTAATGATACAATGCCTTGTAGTGTCAGACTTGCTTTATTCAGTCTATCATTATTGACAGTGCCAGAAGTTAGGTTGGTGGCATTTGCAGCATGTTTTCTTAGATTATTAGCACCTCTGCCAGTCAATGCAGAGTTATCATCATCTACATTAAATGTTTGAGTATAATCAGTGATACCTTGTAATGTATAAGATGCTTTTGGAAGCAAATCAGGATTGATAGGGGTAGTATCAACATAATTCTTTAAGTCACCAACTGCTTTCTCAGATGCAGCAATAGTTTGACTTGTCCCATTAATAGCATTACTCAGTTGAACAACACCCTGAACAGTGGTAGATGCATCTTGGATGAGGTTAATATTGACCAGACCCTCAGTAAGGTTAGATGCATTACCTGCATGAGCATTCAGCAATCCAACTGCTCTTTCAGATGCAGCAATAGTTTGACTAGTACCTTCAATACTGTCACTCAGTGAGACAATACCTTGACCAGTTAGTGATGCTTTAAGCAATCTATCATTATTGACAGTACCATTAGAAAGATTGGATGCATTGTTAGCATGAATCTTAAGGTCACCTACTGCTTTTTCAGTAGCAGCAATGTTTTGGCGAGTACCATTAATTGCATTGCTTAATTGAACAACACCTTGTACAAGTAATGTGGCATCTTGAATAAGGTCAATATTAATAACTTCAGTAGAATTATTGCCAACAATATTTGTGACTCTAATGTTGGTCAACTCATTGCCATTTCCCCTAAAGATTGGAGCAATTAATCTGCCAGTTGCTGGATTATAAGTAAAGTGAGTATCATCGGAATCAATATAATGTCTCTGGTAACCAGTTCCATTAGCAGTGGTAAATCCTACCTGATAGTTCTGATTATTATTTCTCTCATCAACTTTACTGCTATTAGATTTGTCAGCAGTACCCTGTAAGAATGCAAATACTTCAGGAACTGTAAGGTGACCAGTATTGGGATTATACTTAAATTGACTGTCTGCTTGAATTCTCTGATTACCAGAAGATGTATTGGTGAAGTTGACAAAATGACCAGCATTTGTGCTTTCATCATTTAATATATTAACATTAGTAGCATTAGATGCCTGACCTGTGAAGGTAGCATCAGTACCATCAGTACCATTTTCCAGAATTTTTGATGTATTATTATCTGCAAAAATATCACCAGTAAATTTGGTTACATTAATGTTTTGGACATTCAGTGTATTGGATGATGGATTATAAGTAAGTTGATTTGAATCACTATCAATTCTGACCAACTCATATCCAGTTGCAGAATTGTCACTGAATTGTACTTGGAAGTTATTATTTGATGAGTCCTTTCTTACTTTAACTCTCTCACCACCAGTTGCAATACCAGCAAAGTTTCTTGCTGTAAGGGTTTTATTGAGGGGATTATAAGTCAGGTCAAGGTCATCAGTGTCAGTATGTAGTAACTGATAGTTAGACCCAAGTCCAGTAGCATTAGGAATCTTATCAGTAAATGTAACCTGATATGCTACATTATCATTCTTTTGATGGATACTGACCATGTCAGATCCAGTTGAGACTCCAACAAACTTAACAGCAGTTACAATACCAGCACTGACAGTGAAATCAGCATTAGCATCAGAGATGTTGGCAATAGTACCAAATCCAGTTACATTGAGGAAATCAAAGTTTGCCTCACTAGCATCAAGATATTGACTAACAGTCGCAAAAGCAACATTAATACTCTTATAGTCATTATTCAGGTAGATTGTACCACCCATACCCTGCACGTTGGATGCCTGGTAGTACAGAACGTTGGGAGCATTGTATGGAACCTCAAAGGTTACAATACCTACCTGAGCACCATTATTAAAGACACCATTATCAAAAAGGTCATTTAGGTTAGCAGTTGGTTCTTTCTTAATGTAGAATGGGAAACCACCAGTGTTTGCTCTGAACTCATATCTCTTACCTCTCAGCAGATATAGTTCAGGGTTTTTAGTTGCCTGAGTAAAACCAATACCAGGTGGGTCACCATCAAGAACAAAGTTAAATTCTTGACCTACTGTTTCTACATCAAATAAAGTGTAGAGTTTACTATCATTAGAATCTAAACTGTTGGTGACAGTAACATCATTAAAGACAACAGTACCACCAGCAGTAATCTGACCATTCAGATTAGTTGCAGTAATATCACCAGTAACTAATAAATCACCGTAAATGTATCCTGCTGTTGTACCAGTGGATACAGGTCCAATAATTTCATGAGTATAGAAAGGAATTGCTGAGTTAACACCAACTTTCTTGTCAATTACATTGACACTAAGAACTGTGCCACCAATACCTACATCTAGATTTTCTGTGACAGTTGCATAACCACTGACTGCAAGGTCAGTGGTGTAAATGGTTGTACCAGCAGATATCTTGGTGCTACCACATATATTTCCTACAACATCTAATTTACATTCAGGAACTGATGTACCAATGCCAACCCTGTCAGTAACAGCATCAGCATAAAGTAGGTCCTCATTAACTTCTATGCCATTGCGTATGACAAAATCCTTATCGATACCCATTTATCTAAGGTCAACGTTAATTTTATTTATCAACTATCAATAGCACCAAATGTCTTCCAAGTGTTACCAGTTGTATATACCCAACCAACAGTGCCACCATTTGTTGGGTTAGCATTGTAAACAATGTCCCCAGGTGTTCCTGCCTCAGTAGGTGTAGAAATGCCAACTGTCATTTTTCTTGACACTTGAGCATTACCTTGAATGAAGATACTGTTTGCCTCAACACCCTCTGGTGATGTACTGACAATCTTCTTAGAGAATGATACAGGACCATTAAATTCTGAAAGAATATCTCCTTTATCACCACCATCAATAACCATGTTTCTCTCTACTTTCAATATAGAAGAATCAACAAAGTTAAAGTCAGATGTATCAGATACAGAACCACTAGAATATGGGTCTTCACCACAAACTGTTTGTACTGGTGTATCATAGACTTGCTCTCTACCAGTGTTAGAAGCAATTCTCTTATTACCAATAAAGAAGTCACCTCTGTCATTCATACCAGTATAATTGACAACACCACCAGCAATTTTCATTGACTGAACATTAATTTGCTCTGCCAGTGTTAACTGTCTAGTTTGTCTGTCTGGGAATGCAGTTGAATAGTTACCAGGTCCATATCCAATATATTCAAATGTGTGACCAGATGCTCTAATAATTGAGTTTCTTCTAAATTCAAGAGGATAGAACTTAACTCTATTGATAACAGAACCTGTTGAGTGTGTGTTAGCAACACTACCATATACACCTCTGAATACTTTTACAGTGGTGTCAGTTGAAACTCTACTAACAGTCTGCTTGATTCTCATCAATTCATCATTGACTCTCAGATAATCACCAATCTTAAGGTCAAAGTCTGCCATATTTTCAATACTGATAGTATCAGTAGTCTTACTATTGACTGGTTGGAACAATACAGTGGAGATACCAGCATAGATTTGTGTCTCTCTACCATGCAATCTACCATTCTCAACAACCAAGTCACCAAAGTTGGTATCATAACCACCTGGATGTAGGAGGATGCCATTATTATATGGGAATATCATTGTCTGAATACCTACATTCAGAACAACAGTGGTAAGACCTATCTTATCAATACAAACATATTCTCCATTGTAGAAATCAGAAACAGCATTACTGACAATAACAGTATTATTAACCCTTACATCATTGTTCTGCTGTGTAGTGATAGTGGCAATACCAGAAATATGGTCATACTCAAATCCTTTATCAACTGGTGCTCTAAGAGCATTATAAGTTGGTCCAACTACACTAAATGAACCATCTTGTGCCACATTACGACCCAAACCTTCAGTAGCAATACCAGGTGACTCATTAACTGGTGTAACATCAAGTTGCTTGGTTCCAGTAACACCACTAATTCTATACAACTTATTATACATTCTGCCAGTATAATTACCAATTCCAGTTACCTGAATTGTATTACCAAGATTTTCCCTAATTTTATCAACACTAACTGTAGCAAATGTGAATCCAGTGGTAGTGGTGATACCAGTAATTCTGCAAGTATCTCCATTCACAAATGCTGAACCACCATCCATAATCTCACATTCAACAATCTCACCAGCAGATGTTCCATCAACTGTGACTCTGGCAGTAGCAAATCTACCAATAGAACCAGGTTGAGTGTTCTCAAGTCTGGCATTATAATAGTACTGAATAGTAGCAGTTCCATCACCATAACCAGAACCACCATTATCTACGTTTGCACGAGCAATCTTGTTCAGACCATGATCGTGTTGAGTATAGATGGTGTAACCAGTACCAACAGGGTTTGATATAATATCAGTCAGTGCTACACCAACACCAGAATCTTTAAAGAAATCAAACAGGGTTTCCTGTGTGATACTCATCTTAGGATCATTAACTACAACTTTACCAATATTAGTTGGCAGTGCATAACTCTTAGTTGATTGTGCAGTTGACTTTGAATTGTCCCTATCAGTCTGAGGATAGTAATTTTGTAGTGGTTGAGAAAGACTATATTCTGGTGTATTGAATGGCGAAACATTAGGAATGTTAGAAGCATTCAATATGCTGATGTAATAAATGCCATCTTGCTCACCATTGACATACTCATTCACAGTTTCTACATCATAGACATAGTAATTTTTATTAAAGTTCTTTCTTCTAAATGTAGGCAGAGATGTGTTTCTCTGTGATGTATTGTTGATAAAGGTGCCAGGTGAGGAAGGAATGTCATTGACAGAGAATGTCTTCTCACTTGTAATGCCTGTTACCTCATATACACCATTATAACCTGACTGACCAGCACCAACAGTTGGGAAGTTTGTACTTCTGACACCATTAATTTCTACACTAGAACCAATTGACAAACCATGAGGTCTTTCAGTATCATAGAAGGCAATACCATTAGTATATGATGTCTTAGCAATGAAGCTAAAGTTTCTCATCTGAGCATCATTGTTCAACTCAACAGATGCTGGATTATATGCAAATGATACCTCAGTATCATTAGCACCACTTACATCACCTGATTCCTCAATGGTGAAACCATCAAGAGGTGGTCTTGCTGATGTAATACCTGTATTAGCAGGAATAACATATCTAAGCTTATGAATTCTGTCATCTGACTGCCTAGAATCAATCTGTCTGACAATATATGTTCTAGGTGAAGATTGACCTAAACCACCTAATTGTAGTTTTGGATACAATGAATTCTCAGTAGAAGCAGAAGAGACATTGACAAACCACTGTGCCTGAGCATCATCATACTGAATAGGATGTCCAGGGTCTCCAGGTGTTTTATCACTTACTCTACTTTCAACATATAATGTACCACCCAAGTTATTGACTTGTACATTAGAAGCAGTTTGCGAGTCATTAATTGACTGAGCAACACGAAGTTGGTCAGGATTCAAACCATCTATAATTGCATAATACAGTTTATTTGATTCAAGACCATCAGGGAGTCTGCCATTGTTAGCAATAACTCTGATTGACTCACCTTGACTAAACTGATGATTCTCAAGGAATGTGAGAGTAGAACTGGTAATGCTGTTTCCAGTAGATACATTTCTACCAACAACAGACCTCTTATATCCAGTTGGTTTGCTAATAGCAGTAGCAGTATCATCCATGATGACTCTTGCTTCAAAAGAAGTTGGAACACCACCAGCAGGAATTACAGCATATAGTTTCTCATCATGCCTTGCACCAAATCTATATCCTTGAATAATTGAAGGTGGCTTGACATCCTGACTCTGATATTGATAAAGATACATTCTGGATGCATTACCAACACCAACTGTCTTAGTGATATCAACTGATGGGAATTCAATTGTTGAGAAACTTGGTTTTAGTGTCTTTGGTGGGATGATTTGAGTAACATATCCAACATCATCCTGTGAGAATGCAGATCTCCTAAATCCAGTAGATTTAAGAGCGATTTGACCAAAGTTTGAGTTGGAGTTGGTAACAGAGAAGTCACCACCACTATCTACAACAAACTGGTTGGAGAATCCAATAGCAAAGATGGAAACCAACTGCATCAAACCATTATTAGATGCCTTGATGTGGAAGTTTTCATATGAGGGCTTGTAAACTGCATTAATATCAGTATGCAGATTAGGCACAGTTGTGGAATCATCAAATGTACCACTTGATGAGTTATATTTTACAAATGCATTGTCATCAACTTGAAGGCTAATTCCAGTGAATTGAGCCACAACCATTGACTTGAATCCAGTTGCCTTAGATCCATCAGCGTGCATACCACACATACCAAAAATAGATCTCAGTGAGATGTTAAAGACATATGGGGATGCACTGGTTACTGTGTCTGTAGACAGGTCAATACTTGAACCCAATGGGTTAGGTAATGCATTACTTGGTGCAACAGGAACCTCATAGGAAAACTCAGTTACTCCCTCAGCATTTGTGTCTATAACTTCCTTAACTAGGAAAGTGCCATTATATCTTGGATCGGTTACATTATTAATGATAACATTAGTATCAGTATTCAGACCTTCAATACCTGCTGTTGTCTTAACATTAATAATGGCAGATGGGTTGTTGCCATCTCCTGCCTTAATACTACTAATACCAACACCACCACCAATAGGTCCAACAATTCTATATTCATCAATTCTAGGTTGGATGTCTACATTGGGGTCAGGATAATTTGGTGAGATTTCTCTACCACTAGCAGGACCATATGCTCTACCAACTTTCTCATAGTACATATCCAAGTCAGTACGACTTGTGGTATATGTGTTAAACTCGTCATTAATGCTGACTGGATTTGTACCATCAGCATATTCAAAACAAGTTAGTTTATGGTGTGAGAATGTTGGTGTTGCAAGATTGGTTGTGTAATCTCTATACACACCTCTTGTATTTTTTGCATCAAAAATAGAGAACTGGAAAAAGTAGCAGGCACCAGTTACTCTGAAAATTGCTGATCTTTCAATAGAGTCATTCTTTGGATTAGGCACATAAAGTGGTCTAATTTTGGTCTTTCTTAAGTCACTACCAACAATTGAGACACCTCTGGGGATGATAACACCACCCCTAATACTATTAAACTTATAAAGAATATTATTCTTTGCAAAAATATTAAAATCAGTAGTATTACTCAGAGCTGGAAAGTCAGTAGCTGTCTGACCATTCCTCAGCAAAAATGTATTTGGGTCTCCACTGGTTCCTGTTGGTATCCAACCAGGTCTATTATCAATGGAGTGTTCACCAGGGAGAAGCATAACTGTTGTCTTCTCAAACCTGTCATTATCTTGTCCTCTCTGATAAGAGAATCTCGCTGCTTCAATTAATGCCCTTTGTAGGGTTTTAAATGGACGAGCAATGGAATTTCCTTGATTCTCAATACCGTCAGTAGCATCCAAATTGTTGGGGTCAACATATAGAATATTGCCACGTACGTTTTTAAGGAAATTATCAAGTCTGCTAAGAGGCATCTTTCTTACGCACTATAATCCGTTATGAGTTATTTATTCGTAAAAAAAGGGGACCTATGGTCCCCTGATCAGCACATGAGTGCTACTTCCTTCACACTTGTATATCTTAGTATATCAACTACTCATTGTCAAGTATATATTCTACTGTATTTGCAACATCATCCATAGCATTGCGAAGTTCTGTTTGAGTTCCAGAATGTTGTTCCAATAAACTATCCTCAGTCAAAGTCCATCTCCATTCTTTCATTACCTTATTATACCAAAGATTAATGACCATATTTTATTACACTTTCAGTATATAGTAGTAATTCTCAATCATTCATAATGTCCTTTCCCTCTCATCAAGTGCTTCATTGATAATTTGTTTCAACTCAATACGTTCTTCTGGTGTGAAGATTGTACGATGCTTTACTGGCATAGGAGCATAACTACTTGGTTTCTTTGATTTACCAGGAAGACTCATTCCCTGTGTGTCAATTTTATCCATTATTTTTTACCCAACAAGGTTTGCATAACGAATTTATATATCTTTTCTCGGACGGGACATAGCATCCAACCTGAGGGCATTGATTCGCTGGAAACATTTTATCACATACAACGCATTTTGTCTCCCACATTTTCATACCGAATAATCAATAATAAATTTGTCTTTTAAGTGCCAGTGAATGTCATCATGCACCTGTTGCATTGCATTGTGTTTGATTGCCCAGTGATCATCATCCTCGTTAATCAGGACAGTGACCTGGGTTTTCACATCAACTCTCAGTGCTTTCATAATGTTCTCTCTAATCTATTTTCTGCTTG